TTACGGGCTAACGGATTCTTATACAATCTGAATGCCAATGTCTGATAAGCTCGTCTACGAGCTCGACGAACCAAAGCTGAAGTTGGGCGACGCTCAACACGGTACGCAAACCGTGGGATACCACGTGTACGTCTTCTCCGGCGACGGTAAGCTGAACTTCTGGATACACGTGCCATAGAAAGGGCAAATTTAAAAATGAGAGGCTAGGAATGAACGTAAACGAAGTGATGGGACTATACATCTGATTACCCAATCAGATTCTGCCAAGTGCACAGGTGCACAGACGACTTGGTAATACTAGCAAGTCGTCTGCAAAGCCAAGCTTGATCATTATTTTTTTTTCTCAATTCATGGCAAATGAAAATCGAACTCGATCAAGAGGATGGTGTTTCACAATCAACAACCCCAATGGATGGGATGAAGCCGACATTGCAAACGTCGTTAAAATTGCGAAATATGTTATCCGAGGGAAAGAAGTTGGAGAAGAAGGTACTCCACACTGGCAAGGTTATTTATACTTCCAACAACCCAAAACGTTCACTGCAGTTAGACAGCTGCTCCCAAGAGCACATATCGAAAAACAACGCGGCAGTTTTGAACAAGCAATTGAGTACTGCCAAAAAGACAATGATTTCGAAGAATGGGGAGATAAGCCTTCTGGACCTACCGGTCAAAAAAACAAGTGGAAAGAGGTCCTCCAGTTGGCTCGACAAGGAAAAATGGAAGAGATTGAAGACAAATTCCCAGCAATCTTCTTACGATATCATGCAAAGTTACTTGGACTTCACAAACCAGAACGTCCGCTCATTCTTACAACTCTTGAAAACGAGTGGTGGTATGGAGCAACAGGAACGGGAAAGAGTTCCACTTTGTGGCGATTGTATCCTGGACATTACTCAAAGTCCCTTAACAAGTGGTGGGATGGATACAGCGGAGAAGAAACAGTAGCTATTGAAGAATGGAGTCCAAAAAATGAATGCACATCGAGTCAACTAAAAATATGGGCCGATCGATATCCATTCACTGCAGAAGTTAAAGGGGGTACATTGCAAAAGATTAGACCTTTACGTATTATTGTTCTTAGTAATTATACTATTGATGAATGTTTTCCCAATAGTCAAGACTTAGATCCTATTAAGCGTAGATTTAAACAAAAACAATTTATTTCTCTTTAAGTCCTGAAACATAGCCTTCGCCTCCCGGCTCCGGCCTCCCTAAAACCTAAAGTGTAAACCCTAACGCTATGGCCTAAAGGCCCTAGCGACTTAATTTTGGGCTTGAACTTGAGTACGATCAAAAAATTTAACATAATACTTTAACTTAACGTTTAAGTAAACATTAGGAGGATCAGTATTATCATCAGCAGAGGTTATACCAACATGATAGTAAGCTTGAGAACCAGGAGAAGCATCCCATGCTGAAGTTAAAGTATCATCTTTACGATCCAAACATAATAATTTATGCGGTGAACAAGATGATTTGAGTTTAGGTAATTTACCAGTTAATGTAGGAGCAACAAAACGCCATTTAATATTAGGAGTAGATTGCTCAATTGCCGAATTCATCGTGGCGGGACGATCACTAGACGAACGATCGCTGACAATATACAATTTATAAGCATAATTAGGAGTTGTCGTTTGAGTATTGCTGGCTCCAGTACCGGTATCCGTATTAACAAAATGATTAATAACCGTAACTTGAATAGTTGAATAAACAACTTGGTAACGAGCATACACCGAAGTATAATTGTCATAAAACATCGGTTGATGACCTGTAGATGTAACATCTGGATCAAAACAACTATTAGCACTAAAAACCCAATAATTGTTACCAGATATAGCTGAGGGGTTTGGGTTAAGTTGAATAACCGTATTATACGTAAGATTGGTATACGTCATATTACGGGCTAACGGATTCTTATACAATCTGAATGCCAATGTCTGATAAGCTCGTCTACGAGCTCGACGAACCAAAGCTGAAGTTGGGCGACGCTCAACACGGTACGCAAACCGTGGGATAC